CCGGAGCAAATGAAGATCCTCGAGGACGCAGTTCCTAATACTGGGGAGGCCGCATGATCTACGTTGACTTAGACCAGGGCACCCCCGAGTGGAGAAACTGGCGTGACGAGCACTGGGGAGCCTCTGACGCTAACAAGCTGATGGGCTCCAGCACAAAGAGAAGCACCCTGCTGCATGAGAAAGCGACCGGGGAGAAGGAACAGTTTGATAAAAGGACTCTGGAGCGATTTGCCAAGGGCCACAGGTCGGAAGCAGCCGCCCGACCGATCGTTGAGCGCAAGCTCGAGCAGCCCCTGGCTACGCTCTGTGGCGTTATCGAGCCACACCAGTTTCCGGAGGGGACGCCGGAAAACGTCATCAACACCCTATCGATAAAGCTGTCTGCGTCATTTGACGGCATCACCTCAGACGGCAAACTGATCTGGGAGCACAAGGATGAAAACCAAAAGCTGATCGAGTCACTAGACCGAGGACTGGTTCCGGCCACCCACTACTGGCAACTGGAGCACCAGCTCCTCGTATCCGGCGCGGAGAAAGCCATCATGTGCTGTTCTGACGGCACTGCCGAAAATATGCACATGGCTTGGTACACATCGAAGCCGGAGCGCAGAGCGAAGCTGATCGACGCCTGGATGCAGTTCTCTAGGGATGTCGAGAATTATCTACCACCGCTAGATGCCAGCGAGCTCGAGGATTTTCGGTCGCTCGAGAATCGCAGGAGCCTCATCGCAGATCAGATGCTCGATCTGAAGGAGCAGGACGAAGCTATCAAGCAGGAAATGCTGCACTGGCACGAAGTCAACGCACACGCAAGGCAGAAGGTGCAGGGCCGAGAGTGGCAAATCATCCCCATCAAAGGCCGCAGCTCTATCTGTTGGGAAAAAGCATTTAAAACCGAAGCCCCGCACATCGATCTGGAAAAGTACCGGGTTCATGGCGAGGACAGTGTTCAAGTAAGGAGAATGAAATGACCGTTAATACCGCAATTCTTATTGGCAACCTGGGCAAGGATCCAGAGATCAAAGTCCTTCCTTCTGGCAGTCGAGTTTGCAACGCAAGCATTGCCACAACTGAAAACTGGACAAACAAAGACGGATCCAAGGGGCAGGAGACAACCTGGCATGACCTAGAGATTTGGGACAAGCAGGCAGACAACTTCCATAAGTATCTGAAAAAAGGCTCAAAGGTATATGTGGAGGGCTTAATCAAGAAAAACAAAAACGAAGAGAATGGCGTTTGGTACACGAAGGTCAAGGTTAAAAACTTTCAGTTCCTTGATTCCAAGGGCTCCAGCTCCGGCGACTCTGAATCTAGCCAGGGCTCAGCTTTCGCAGAAGATGACATCCCATTCTAGGAGGCAATCATGGAGCACATAGCCGACATCAGCATTGCTAAGCGCATGGATGACAACCGCCGCAAGCTAGACAGAGCGATCGAGAAAGCGCACCAGGAGCTCGATGGCGACCCGGACATGGTGAATAACCCGCCTCACTACCACATCGCTGGTACTGAGGTGGTTCATATCCTCGAAGAGATGGGCCCGCATTACAACGGAACAGAGGGCTTTCACATCCTGACCGCCGTTCAGTATCTGCTCCGGGCCCACAAGAAAAACGGCTGGCAGGATATTGAAAAGGCGCACTGGCATCTTTCCAGGGCCGTCACCGTAGAGGCGTCCAGTGATTAAAACCCGGGCGGATGTTATCCGCTGGGCAAACATTCTGATCGAGCACCACATGGTTCATGCCGCGGAGGATGAGTCTCCGCCGGAATTTATCAAGGTGGATCCCGTCGATTTAATCCAAGCAGCCATTGCCCTCGAGACTGAGGGCTTTGGCTTGCCCACAACCTTTGAAAAAATCAATGAGTGACAATATGCAAACCAAAGACTGTCCTTCATGCGGGAAGGTTGCAGTCGAAGTGATTTCGTATGCCCGCAGCGATAAGCCGGAAGGCGTCAGGGTCGGCTGGTATTGCAGCTTTTGCCGCAACTGGGATCCGGCGATCGGCAGAGAGAAAAAGGTGGAACCCAATGGCTAACTTGATTGCACTGGATAAGTGGTGTGAAGATACTGGGATTCCGAGCACCACGTTTAAGAACTGGAAGCGTAAGCTAACCAAGGGTAGGCACTACTATGTTGTGGGCAGAACCACGATCGTTGACCAGGAGGAGCTGACTGCATGGCTAAAGGCTTACGATGGCGACGAGCAGCGTGGGAGTGCCAGGTCACAATACATGGGCAGCGTCACTACAAGAGCTTTCGCTACGCCAACTCTGACGCTGGCCTACGAAAAGCGATCGCCGCCCGGGAGGAATGGGTAAGGCAGCTCACCCACGGAGAGCGCCGGTACGACTCCGCCCTACCCTTTGGCAATCTCGCCCAGGCGTTCCTAGATCAGACTGACGTAAAGCCCTCAACCGGGTACAGCTACAAGCAGATCCTCAACCAATACTGGATGCCGACACTGGCCACCAAGCCGGTGTACACGATCCGGCCATCTCACATCCGAGAGATCCTGGCGTCACACAACGTATCTCAGAAAACAAAGAAGAACGCACTCATCCCGCTGCGCCTAGTTTTCAAGCTGGGCCTCGAGGAAGAGATCATTTCATCGAACCCGGTGGATGCGGTCAGCATCAAGCGCCACCAGAAGCCCGCCATTCAGCGTTTTACGCCCTCAGAAAAGACGAAAATTTTAGGCAGGCTAGAGGGTGACTCCTGGCTGTTTTACAAACTGGCGTTCGAGACAGGCATGAGAACCGGGGAGATTCTGGCACTGAGATGGGAGGACATATCCGGGGATACGATTCTGGTCGAGCGCGCCATGGTTCGCAGGGAGATCACAGACACCAAGATCCACAAGGTGCGGCAAGTGTTTATCAATCAGGAGATGGTCACCCTGCTCTCCAACCATCCCGGGCGATTTGCCGGGGGTGCGATCTTCCTCGATCAGAACGGCAACCAACGCCGGGAGACGAAAAAATATCTGGCTGACTGGACTGCTACGCTCAAGAAGTGCCGGATGACATACCGCCGACCGTACATCTGCCGGCACACCAGGGCATCCGAAATGCTCATGGCCGGGGTCGAGCCTGCATTTGCGGCCAAGCAGCTCGGCCACACCACTGAGATGTTTCTGAACACCTACGCCGACTGGATCTCAGGCGTGAAGGATCGAGATCAGGTCAATCTCCTAAACAACATCTAGCCTGGGTAAATAGTGCGTTTGTCCCTCGTTCACTACTGCGGTTACTACTGCGGTTTTGTCGCGCTGTAACCCGCGTGGTTGCTAGGTTTCTGGCTACTCCTGCGGTTTTTCCTGGGGCACTCCTGCGAAAATACCGGAGGTCTCGGAGCTTAAAATAGGCCGTGGCCAAAATTTACAACTCGAAAAAACGCCGTAACGTATTGTTTTAATTTGAATTATTGCGTTTTTGCGCCTAAATTTTTAACACTAATAGACCCCTCTGCCCCCTAGCCTAGTATGGGTGGGGCGATTTCGGTGAAAAACCCTTGACTACCCCAGACCTAGCATGTGCCGGCAGACCCCTAGAAATTGCCGGCAGACACGCAGAAATGTGGCAAAAGGCGGGTAAAAGGCGGGTAAAATAAAGCGGCCGATCGTAACTTATTGATTAAAATGGATAAAAATGGGGTGGCTGACGGGTCTCGAACCCGTACTGGAAAGTCTCGTAGATCCTCGTAGAGCCTATAACTGCGGCTCAGAGGGGGGATTACAGTCTTGTTGGGGCTGTACGGAGATAAAAAAGGCGGGCAAAAAAGGCGGGCAAGGTCTTACAGCAGTGTCAGCATTGGGGTTGCTTCCTGACACCGCAATCTGGTCGCCCAACTATTGATCGACCATTTATTTTGGTCGCCCAACTAGCGAGCGACCATTTTTTTCTGGTGGCTCTGCACTCGCCGCATAGCGCGTCCTTGATCGGAACTCCTGCCTTGTTGCAGCGATAGCAGTGCAGCACGATTAACTCCAGATCCAGAGCGCGATCAGTAGCACGTTAAGGAGCGCAGCCCCAACGAACACCATGCCGGCCTCGGCTTCGGTGAGGTGCATAAAGCGAGACTTGCATTGCTTGCCGATAGATTTAATGAAGGTCATATTGATTACCCTGTGTGGTTGTTGAATTCTGTAAAGCGGCCTGGGGCACGAAATATGCCGGTCTACCGCCGGCTGGGTCTTTCCAATAACACTCACGCTTAGCCTCTCGAGCATAGATGCCGCCGTGGAATCGGTATTGACCATTCCCGCCAGTCAGCAAATAGATGTAACGATCATCAGGATCTCTGTCGTGAACAATCAGATCGTATGAATGTCTGCTCCGGGTTCGTACATCACATTCACCGACGTCTGGGGCGCGCATTTGTCCCTTGCCATCCCAGTACACGCCAAGATGTTTGGCTAATGCCATCTCCCCCAGGGCACCCTCAATGTGGAGCTGCCAATCATTTTTATTGCCGGCCCCATAGGCTGGGCATGCACCCGTCTTGAGATTTTGTACTTGCCGCTGCACTCCAACCTGGGCCGCAATCTGCATCTCGGCCAAGCTCAGCTTAATAATCATGCAGTGGAAATAATCCAAACTACGGAATAGATAACGAAGGCGCTGACACCAATACCCACAATGCCGGCTACAACGTCGAGTAAAAGCCGTCGCCGTTTGCGCTGCCTGTACAGCGTCCGCTCACGGCGCTCCTTGATCTCTCGCCGCATCTGCATCATCTCGCGGTAGACTTCGGTGCCATACGCCATGCAAATCATTCCGCGTATGGTGGCCTCATGCTCCTTGAGCTTTTGCTTCGCAATCGTGGCGTTCAGCGCCTCTTGCTCTACAGACTCCCCCCCGAAGAGCTGCTTAAACAACGGCGGGTTTTCCGCCTCCTGCTCCGCTTGGGTAATGTCTGCGGCAAGTGTGTACCACTGGCCCAACTTCGTGGCGATCTTCTCGATCTCTGCGCCTCTGGCGACCAGACCCTCGATCCCCTTCACGACGGTTGAGGCCATCGCTAACATCGATAAAGGATCCATGGCTACTGCTCGAACTGTTCTGCAAGAATCTCAGACGCTATGCCGTACCTGTTTAGGATCTCCCGAGCCTTCTCCGGGCCCAGCACTCTGAACGCCCCCAGGTAATCACTCCTGACGGAGACAGCATTTAGCATCATCGGCGGCACCTGGCCTTTCATCAGGTAACCCATGTCGAGCTTTCCGAAGTTGGCAGCTTTGAGCGTTTCCATAATCTGCAAGTCAGACAGACCGGCAGACCTGGATGCGGAAATTAACCGCAGCGCCTCATCGAATGTTCTTTGGCGCATAGCCAGAGAGCGCTCTACAGCCTCCCGGATCCCCTCTTCTCCAACCAGGTTTGGATCCCTTAGCACCCGCTTTAACTGTGCGCTGGCCTCATTGCGGCGCTCCTTGATCTCTATCGATCGGAACCGCAGGGCGGTCTTAGGGTCGAATGTTGTGGTGCGGAATCCGAAGAAAGCAGCCGCCTCGTCCTCGAGGGTGTACACCTTCCCGTATGGAGTAATCGGGGCCTCCACAGCTTTGTAGATCCTTCGGCCGTTGCCGATGATTCCAGGCTCCACGGCCTTAGAAACATGAGCAGCCATATCCACAGCTTGCTGTGCAGCGCTATCACTTTCGTTGTAGATCGGCCCGCCGGTAGCCTTCTCGTTTTTCGCTACTTCAAACAGCGAGGTCGCAAGAATGTCGGATCCAAAGAACGGACGAATCATGTCCTTAGCTGCCGAAAGGAACTCTGCTTCCCAGGGCTGGTCACGCAGAACTGCATTGATCGGACGCTTGAAGTAGTTGTACGGATCCATAAAGGAAACGTCCAGGTACTCAAGCTGCCCTTTGTTGTTCCTACCCATATACAGGAAGTTGGAATTTTCCATCCAGTACGGAGACATAAGACGGATCGCCTCTTCCTCGTCATCAGAGACATCGAACATTTCTTTGGTGATGGACTGGATTGCATACGGCATTGCCGCAGCCATACTCATGCCGGCCAGTCGCTTCACGCCCAGAGCCCTGCGGCCTGGCGTCTGCATATCCTGCGCGGCGATCTTAATCATGTTGTACTGAGTACGGATGATTTCAGCCGGGAAAGAAACAAACGTTCCGGCGAGCGGGAATCTCCGCAGCGCGTTTACGAAGTTGCCGACCAGGGAGTATGTCGGATAGGTATTGCGGATGCGGTTTGCGGCCTCTACTTCAGCCTCCGCTTCGCTCATGCCTGCACCCACGAGGTTCGCCTTTTCATTTTCGTAGCCGACGATCTTCCAGAAGTCATCACCGAACTGGTACATCCGCTGCGCGACCGTTGCCAGGTCTTTGACTGTTCCCTGAAATGCACCCATCTCTGCGCGCTCACCATCGAACATCTTGGTTTCTTCCAGGAGGCGCATCATCTCGCCGGCAAATGGGGCGTCATAAACCACGCCGAGCTCTTTCAGCCTTCTTAGGTACGCGAGCTTCCCGGCATTACCATCGCGGGTGAAGTATTCGCGCATGACAGAAAGCGATTTCTGCGTCTTTGTCAGATCCCAGTGGCCGTTCGCCATAGCGAAGAAGGCAGCAGACATAAAGTTTCTAAACTGCGTGGTCGGTGCCAGGACGGTCTTGCCGAACTTAATGCCACCGTTCAGACGAATGATTGCCTCCGGCATAGCTATGAAGTCTCTGACCTTGCCAACATCGGAAAATGCCTGGGCAACATCTCGAGGCGCATACAAGCCGTTCAGAGGCTCGAGGGACTTGTTCCCTTCTACCGCGATCCTGGTGGTATTAGGTGGCCGGTTATCTTCTGTAAATAAGAAGTTGCCCATCCCGATCTCTTTCACCTTGTCCAAGAACCGGGTGTTGTGAATCAGCCGCGCCATCTTTGTGGTGGTCTTAGCGTAGTTGACCCGGGGATCCTGGTACTCGCCCAGGAGCGCACGAATCTCAGGCGCTATGTCTTTCCTCTTCTGCAAGATCGACAAGTCTTTAGCACCCAGCTTGGACTCCTTGATGAAGGACTCCATCGATCCGTAGGCAGTGCCCTCCTTGAGAATGTCATTCAGCACCACTTCAACACGCTCAGTAATGCGATCAGGATCCATGCCGGACTCTTCCATCCGACTGCTCAGATATCTCCTGGCATCATTCAGCACGTTGTCCGGCACATTCTCGAACCACTTAGAATCATCAAATGCCCGGTACGATCGGTTTACATACTTGCCGGTGTTGGAGCGTATGACGTTTAGCAGGCTGAGCTGGGATATTGCCTTCTGAATATCGTTGATTGGTTGACGCAAATCAGTGCTCATTCCCTCTGCCGCAGCAGACTCCCGGAACTGCGCTTTAGCCTGGTCAAGAATCGCATTGGCTTCGCGCTTATTGTCCGCCTCAGACGCTCTCATGTAGGCGTCCAGAAGCTCTCTCTGGGGCCCTGAGAATGTCGCCAGGAGCTCTCCTGCCTGTCGGTCAAGAATCTTGATGTACTGCTTAGACAGTCCATCAATGCTCTCTCTCATTCCGATGATGGCTTCCTTGACCGGCTGCGGCAGTGAGTCATCCAGCCTGCCCGCCAAGGACTCATTCAGCCTGGCTTGCTGATCCGCCGGCAGCGACTCGAGGCTTCCGCCCATTGTGCTCTTGACTGCCTTCTCGAGCTGCTTGACGTAATAAACCGTATCGAATTCAACAGACGCAAGTTGGTTGTCGCGGGTGATCTTTTCGTCGAATACGGCTTTAGGCAGCAGCCCGCCAGGAGCGAGCTCACGCCTGGCTTTCCTCTTCACTCTCTCTACCAGGGTGACATCCTTCTCGCGGATGCGCTCGTTCTCTTTCTGGAACTGGCTAGGCTCATTCAAGAACAGGGAGATACCTTCAGATCGCTGCTTCTCGACTGCCTGCTCAGTGATCGGCACAGCCCATCCGGCCACGGCCATTTCATTCATAAGCCTGTTGCGGAGCTCGATTTTGGCCTGCTTGATTGCATCCTGCCTGTTCTCGACTCCGCGAGTGCCAATTACACGAATCGAGCCGCTCATTCTGGTCGGTATGCCGTCCTGCACACCCCGCGGCAGCTTATCCGCATTCAGGCCGAGCTCGATGTTGGGGTACTCGACGTCGACTCTCCATTCATTCATGCCGCCCATGCGGGCTTCAAAGCCGTCCTCCTCCATGTAGGCTGCTTTCTCTACCTTCTTTATTTGCAGAGCGGCCATAGCTTGATCTATGACTGCCAGCTCTTTATCCGCAACCTTGCCGCGTATCGTCACTGGAACAGCTTTAGCGCCGGCAACCTTCTCGAGCTCTTTGCGCCACTTCTGGTCATAGATTGCCGTGTAGTCTCTACCCCACCGCAATCCTGGACGGTTTGAGCTGGTAACCACCAGGTAATCTTTGGCCTCTTCAGCCGCAGTTGCGAAGGCCCTTTGCGCCGCCAGTCGGATGTACTTATCTCCAGGCAGCGGAGGTCTAGCCGCGATGCGCTCTGAAGTCATGCGATTTGCAGTCGCATCAACCCGCTCTTGTGCATCCTCGACTTGCTTTTCATTTTCAGTCGCCTCATCAAGCAGCCGACCATATTCAAAGAGCGCGTTAGCTAACTCATCCTGGCGGGGCGTGTAAGCAGCGCGCTCTGGGTTGCTAGGTGGCTGGTTTGGATATAGCTCGTTCTCAAATGACGAGCGCGCTTGATATTCCGTGTAACCCAAAACCCTCTCTTTAAGGGGGCCGTATCGCAGAATCGAAAACGAATTGCCAATAGACAAGTCGTATTTCTCAAAAATGTCCATCCGGCGGTTGAGGTTTTCTGGCCCAGATATGCCTGGCGCAAAGTTAATTGAGTTGCCGCTTTCAAACATCTCGCGCAGCCTTCCTCGAGTGCTTTTCCTTACGCGAGGCAATCCCCCATGCTCGTCATCCTTGATGGTCTGCTCTAAAGATTTCGTGTGCGGGCCCGGCTTATATCTCACCGATCCCTGGGTAAGACGAAACAGAGCTGATTTGCCACGTTGCGTGAGGATGGGATCCAGCTCATACATCATCAACGCCAGTTGATAGGTGTCCATCGACACAGCCCTGTCAGATGCGTAGCCATTGGTTTCAATGACGGTCTGCCTTGGATTCTCCTCGATACTCCGCTGACCTCTGGGCACAACACCCAGGGGCCCGAAATCTGTGCGCTCACCGTTTTGGTAATCATCGAACGAAGCAATGCGCTTTCTGATTTCCTCGAGCTCATTGCTGATGATCTGGCGGTCTAAATTGGCAGACTCCAAATCTTCCTGGAACCCAGCTACCCGCTCATCGAAGTCAGGATCTAAGCGGGATATATCTAATCCCTGTTTCCGAACCGCAGAGCTCCAATCTGACTGAGCCTCTTCTACGAACAGCGCTTTGCCCTCGAGGTATTCGTTTGTAGTGCCGGGGCCATCCAACATCAGCGTATTGATGCGGAGAGAATCCTCATGCGCTGCCGGGCGGTCGAAGGAACGATCCGTGGTGATTACGTCATAGACAGTGTTGACGTCAAAATGACTGCCCTCGTACTGGCCCCAGGCGTTGTTTTCTATCTCGAGGGTGAACTCTCGGTACTCAGACCAGTTTGATTCTCTGTCTAGGTTGTCATCAAAATACTCACGGAATTTAGCGCTGCCTTTTTCTCGTGCCTCCATCATCAGCTCGTCGCCATATATGAAGTCGCGAGCGCGCATAAACGCCTCACTCAGCTCTGATTCATTGACGTTGAGAACTTCTGTAAATTCCCGCTCAGCGCCCTGGCCGCGCATGGCGTCTGCGGTAATTGTCCAGCCGTAATCTTCATTGCCTGAGATTTTGATAGACGCCAATGAGGCCATATCATCTTCGGTTTGCTGGCCGGCCTCTTTGACTGCCTGCTTGACGTCCTCAGAAATCGAGTAAACCTGGTATGGGCTTTGAGCCTCCTGCATCCGCGCCAGGCTCTCGACTTCGGCTCTCAGCTTTTCAGTTAAATCTGCGGGGAGCTCGTTGATTAGCTCACCAAGAGCTTCAGACTGCGCCATGTATGACACAGGCTCGCCATCTATTTCAGTGGGCACGTTCAGCAATGCGTCTAAAGCCTGCCCGTCCTCCGAGTCGCTACCAAATTTCTGTATTAAATTTTGTGCGGCAGTCTCAAGCAGATAATCATTGTCACCAGCCATCGCCTCATCGACGTAGTTGTTAATCAAATCTTCGTCAACGATCACTCTCACAGAAAACAGTTTTTCGTTTGTTACCGTTCCGAGATTGAGCAGGCTATCTTCATCCAGCTCATACTCAGCGACTGCCTGGTATTCCGTGTACCGGGGTCGGCCCTTCATCTCCATATAGTTCAGAATCTGCTGGCGGCTATAGCGAGTCTCTGGCTCCAAGAACTGCTCGATCCTGGAGAACCGCGCCTCATCAGGCTTCATGCCCTGGGACTTCAAGAAGGAAAGGATTTGATCGCCGCGCACTAATGCGTCCGGGTTTCTCTTGGACGCCTTGAATATCTTGTCGCCCTGGGTCAGCAGGATCTCTTCAATGCCGGAGTAGAAATTGAATTCATCTCGCGGTGCTCTGCGCCCCTCCTGCATATCTGAGAAGCGCGAGTCGGTGTCCGTTGCCGCACCCAGAGCCTCAGAGAACGCCGTGCGCGCCTGCTTAGCGGCATAGACAATATCGGTCACGCCCAGGTCGGCAAGCGTGGCAAAGCCGTTTCTGCGGAGCCATTCACGGATAGCGCCGATCGCTTCCTGGACTCTGAGCTTGAAGGTCTTGGATCCCTGCTCGCCCACATTTGCCAGGACTTCTTCGACTAGGATGCGGTTACGCACCTCGCCTGAGTAGTTGCTCTGCTCAAGGCCGTCCCGGTAGGGAGCGATCCTGTCCTCGAGGCCCAGGTCGGCAACGATCTTGTTGAAACCTTTTTTGCCGCCCATCGCCACAAACATACGGTTGAGCGCCTTTTCGACGCCCTCATCCGCATACATCTTGGCAGCGCCAACGTGCGTGGCTTCGTGCAGGATGGCTCGCTCCACATGAGCCTCATCAACCATCCGGTTACGGACTATGTATACCTTGCCCTCATTGACTGCGGCGGCAACATTGTTGAGGCCCTGGTTCCTGGCATCGTCCTGCACGTTCTGCGGCAGATCATCGAACCGACGAACCACGATGATGTTGTTTCGAGCCGCCTGGTTGTCACCAACAATGCGGTCGATCGTCGCATTGATCTGCTGCTCAGAAACCAGCTCTCTTGGAGGAGAATCTATGCCAAATGTGTCAGCCAGCTCGCGCTCACTGGATTGGAAATCACGCATCCGGTCTGCGGTGCGGTCACTTCTCTCCATATACTGATCGCGACCAGCCCGCATCCTATCTCGGATGTCTCTTAGCTCACGCCGGGGAGAGGATTCAAACGCTTCAGCCAGGCGACGTTCGCTGGCTTCAAATTGACGCATACCTTCTGCGGTACGATCGCTCCTCGCCATAAATCTGTCACGGCGCTCTCGCATCCTGTCCCGCACATTACGGAGCTCGTCTGTTGCCCGAGCGCGCCTTTCCTCTGCACCGACAGAAAATAGCGAGCCTTGGGTTCTGTCGGTCTGCGTTGGATCTGCCGCGCCGGAGATCGAGCCTTCGCCGGGATCCAGGTCAAACAGTTCCCGCTCCCGATCGATCTGAGCTCTCTGCTCCGCCGCGCCTGTATCTGTCTCTGCGCGCTCACGCAGCTCTTCTTCCGTGTATGTGGTGAGGGTGTCTCGCCCCTCATCCATGAAGTTGCTTTGGGCCTGCATCTGCCCTGTGCGCTCACGGTGGCGAGTGATGAGAGCCGTCAGCGCTCTTCGCTCATGCACCTTCTGGCTGAAGTTCTTGTTATCGTCTCCGTAGTAGCCTGTGAACACCTCAAACTGGGGCTCAGCGTCATCGAAGTACCGGGCAATCGATGCGTCAGGTAGCGACTCTATGATTCCGATAGCCTCTGGATTCTCTGTTCGAGCTGTGCGTATGACTCGGCTGTAAGCGGGCGTAGGAGTGCGAGTGCCTTCCTCGGTGATCCGTTGCGCTTCGTCAACCGTGTAGCTTCCGCCTGCCAGGTACTTCAGATCCTGGGCTCGCATGGGCCGGTAATTAAAGTCATATTTATTAGGATCATCCGGTGGCTCTAATTCATTCGCCCGGGCTACTGCGGCGTTTAACCTCGCCCTTCTCTCAGCTAGATTATTCTCAACAACACCGGCAGCAATCTCAGAAATGTCGGGCCCAGAACGAGAAACGGAGCCTTGTGGCTCCGTCTCAGTGTCGATCTCAGCTTGTGTGTCCGGTGGACTTATATCCGGTATTGGAGAGTCATCAAACGTCTCCGCAGACCGCAGCTCTTCCATTAGGGCATCACGCCGGTTACGCAACCCATCACGCTCTTGCGACTTTCTTCCTGGCTGGCCGGCCTCGAGGAAAGTTAAATCCTTGTTTTCTTGCCATTGAAAAATGGCATCACGGATAATGTCGATAGTGCGGTTTGCATCTCCAACCTGGGCGTCATAGGAATCACCGTTTCTTACCAGGTAGCCTGCTTCTTGCATGAGCTCTGTAAGCTCATCGAACGTCTTTCCGTTCGCCTTGAACAGCCCGCTCGGAACGCCTTGCCCGCTCACACTGAAATCTTCGCTACGGGCATCTGACGTCTTAATCCCGCCCATCATTTTAATTGCGCTGAATAGGTCAGTATCTGCGTTATAGCTCCCGCGGGTAGTGCCGCGATTGATAGCCCGCAGTTCCTTGTCGATTGCCGCAATCTCCGCTTCGATCTCTGCCTCGCCTCTGGGCGCGTCTGCCGGACGGTAATCAACCGGGATCTGAACCACATTATCTCTAGCCGGGATCTCAGCCTCTGCGTCTTGTGCCGCTCGCAATGCCTGCTCTTCCCTGCTCAAACCGCGACCCTGCTCATCGATCACGCCAGCGCCAGGGCGCATAGTCTCCCGGATAGACTGGATATCCACCTCTCTCGGCGGCAAGCCTTCTGGCAATCTACCTTGAAGAGCAAAGCCAGCACCGTCCTCGATAACATCCCAGTTGTAGTCTAGGTTTTCGCGCTTCACGCGAGTCAGCGCAGCAGACGCAGACTGCCTGGTCGGATACGGCTCGCCATTAGCCTTACGAAGAATCTGGGTGCTAGGTCGATCCTCGACATCAAGCTCTAGCATCGGAGTCGTGGGAACGCCTCGTCGGGCCGCTACCTCATTAGGCGTGCCGGCAACATTCCCCTCTCGATCAACAGCGAAATCCATCGTTGGCCGAGGAGCTGGTTCAGGTGCCGGCTGATCCCCATAGATAATGTTTTGATCTTCAATCAGATTATCCCGAGCTCGTATGTCTGGAATATCAGCTTGCTGAGTAGTGGAGCGCGGCCTTCTCGTCCCGCCGGCAGGATCCACTTCAAAGTCTGCCGGAGCTCGCAAGGCGGGCCGCTCTGTCCTGGGCATTACCCCGGCCTGCTGATACAGCTCGATGGTTTCATCAATGCGAGGCATCAGCTCGCCTTCAAGTACGTTTACATAGGCAAACGACTGACGGCGACCAAACTCTGGGGAGAGGATCGGCCGAGCCGCAATGTCTCTGACCTGAGAAAGTATTGGCGGGATAGCAGTGGAGTTGCCCTCAGAACCATACCGTTGAGCTTCTTGTAGCCTGGTCAGACCAAACTGCAAACGGGAGATGTCATCCTCGAGCTCTTGGGTTTGCTGTGGGTCGCTATCGCCCAGGGCTCTCTGCTCGCGCCTTGCGGTAATGATGGCCTTGTTGAGACTGGCCCGGAGGGCTGCAATCAAATCCACGCCTGGAGTAAGCGCAGCCATTTGCTCTTGCCGGCGGGCTTCGGTTTCCTGGACTTGCTGCTCGAGAGTGTCAGCGATCTGAGGGGAGTCTGTCTCAATGACAGCTTGAGTGGTAGGAGTCTCTATTGTGCGAGGCTGTGAGGCGGCTTGAGAGGCCCGTGCGGCCGCGTTGGTAGCCTGGTCTAACCCATCCCCGCCCTGCGCTCTAGCTTCAGCCTGGCCCGCTCTAGCGGCCACTGAGATAGGGTCGAGAATGGAGCCTAGATCAAACGTAAAGTCTGGGAAGGCAATACTGGCGCGACGAGCATCCGCCTCAATGGCGGCTCTCTGCTCCTCGAGGGAGTAGCCCGGAGTGAGGCCCTCTTCTACTCTGGCGTTCAATGCGGCAACGCGATCTTGCAGCTCTTGCAGAACCTGGCCGGGCTCCTTGCCGGCGAACGGGTCATACGGAGCTGATCGCAACGTCCCAGATACTGCGCCACCAGCCGCACCAATGCCGCCACCAGCAACCGCACCAGCGATACCTCTGTCCAAGCTGGTGCTTAGGTCAAAGCCTACCGGCGTACCAACCACCTCACCAGCGTACTGGGCTTGCTCTTGCAGGAATTCAGTGCCCGCTTCTTTGGTTGCGCCTTTCAGCAGACCCTTGCCGAAACCCTGCCCGGCAGTATCCAAAATGCCTCTGGCACCTATTCGCTCGAGGACGGCTGTTGCTAGAGCGGCGGGAGCGGCTTCGGCCACTTCCCGGATGCCGGCTTCAGTCAGTCCTTTATTGCGGGCTCGCTCTTCTCCAAGCTCCCGGCTAAGAGACAGCATATATGCAGGGAGCGCTGTAATCGCCGCGACCATATCCGGGGCAGAATGGATACCAGATTCCAGGATGTAACCACCGAGCTCCTTGAAGTCTAAAAAGTCATCAATCGAAACCTCACCATCAGCACCCTTGAAGTTTTCCCAGGTGAATCGGCGGTTTGCTGTAGCACCAAAGTCTTGCTCGATCGACTCGCCCAATGTACCCAAGAGGTTGCCCGTTTCTTCTGGCTTGGCGTACAGATCGAAAGAAATGCCATCTTCGCCAAACTCGATGTACGGGTTGATGCCTGTTGTATCCGCCAGGAAGTTTTCGCCGGCTTTTGCAATCGTGCCTAAACCTTGCACAAAGTTACTGGCTATTTCGCTGCCGCGCTCGCCAGCACTCACTAGCGCATTGACGAAAAACCCTCGCTCTTCCTCTTGCTGAGGCCCATAAGCGAAATCCAGAAACTGATTGCTGAATCCCCCGGCGCTGGGCTGGCTGGGTGTGCCATATGCGAAATCTAAAAAATCAGCGCCAAATTGAGGTTTTGAGGCCATACGAATCCATCCCTCTACAGAAGGTACAAAGGTTTTTGACTGGGATTAGTGTTGGGTGCTGGGCGTTAGCCGAGTCGATTGAGAGCGAATCTAGAGGTGGATCCAGGTGGAGCAGAAGCAACCAGACCGCCTCTCAACCTCTGCAATAACTGCTCTTTGCTGATGGGCCCGCGGCCTAGATCAATCATGCCATTTTCATCTGCGGGCATGGCTTCTATCGCATCGATCTGGTCTTGCAGCTCTTCTTGATCTATCTCAGGCGGCTCCGGTGGCTTCCGTCCTGCTGACGATCCAGTTAGATCGTCCATGCCCCCGAAAGTCGCAACCTCTTGAACATCAGTCAGATTATTGTTCTCGTCATAGACCGGGATGCCTATGCTTGTAGCGCCTGTATACGGATTGGTGTTTTGGATAAGTTGAGAGTTATTGATCTGCCGCTGATATTGATTGTATGCGTCCGAGCCCACAGCATGCTTATCGCGCTCCTGGATTAACTTGCCTAGCTCAGTATCCGGGAACTCCTTGCCGAATTCGATCAATCTCTTCTGCTGAGCCTCGCCCAGCGTCTGCAGCGCTACTTGCTGACCAAACTTGGTGTTGTCAGTCTCTCGCTGAAAATTCTGCTCTTTTTCCAGCAAGCCCGTCTGGAACTCGCGCTGAGATGCAGTGTCAGCAAGCTGGTCTGTGCGCGCTCTCTGGTAGTCAGCGAGCGAATCCGCCCTTGATCGAGCGTAACGCTTGTCCTCAATAGCCTGTAACCGGGCCTCGCGATCCTTCTCAATCTCGACGTTGAACAAAGTGCGGGCGACTTCTGAAATCGCTCCACCCGCTCCAGCAAACGCACCAAGTAATCCTCTGCTGGCCATATCAGGCTCCCATCTCTCTGTCGCCTACCGGCACATCTTCGTCCGGCAGCATTTCGTCATAGTCATCCGGCAGCGCCTCCGCTTCTGCGGCAAGCTCCGCATCATCCACTTGCGCCATCGCCTCTTTCAGTCCGCCGATCTCTTCCGGGGACAGCCCCTGGTCTTGCGCGAACATAATGACCATCTCTTTGAACGCGGCCGAAACATCAGCACCGGCAATCTGTACCCCGGCCGCTTCTGCAATCGTTACCACCTCATTGAGCGCCATCATCCCCAGGATCGATAGGTTCTCTTCCTTGATGTCTCCATCCGTTTCGACATCCGATGACTCTGCAATCTTCATCGCGGCCATCGCCAACAGCTTAGGCTGGGCAACTTCAGGCTGACTGAACATCCCGGCAATCTCTTCCGCTAAATCTTCCGAGTACAGCTTCTTGCCCATGTAGTTAATCGCCTGCTCGAGCGCGGGATCGTCCAGTGCGGCACCACTATCTGCCGGCATAGACTGCTGCTCTGGCATCGGCTCAGCTTGATTCTTTAATAGGCCAGCCATTACGCAACACCTCCGTTCAGCACAGCGTTTCCGTATTCGTCATATTGCAAAGCACTTGACCGATTAGGATTCGGCACTTGCCACTGTCCCGTGTATGGGTTGTAGACCGGGGCATAAATCATCCCGCCGACATTGGCCTGGTAACGCGCCAGCGCTTCGCGCTCAGCATCTTCTTGAGCCTTCGCCGTGGCGTATCCTTGAAGCGCTTGACCACCAATCGTTACCGCGCCAAACTTTCCGTATGGCCCTAGCGCGTTCCAGCCTTTCGCGATTCCACCGCCGATCCTGCCAAGCAATCCGGGGCTAGACGCCTTCAATGCCGATGTGCCCGTGAGATAGTTGCCGGTAGTCGCCGCCTGCGTAGCGGCCTGGGTAGCACCCTGAGCGGCCGCACCTTGAGCTCCTGCGGTACCAGCAGTCCCGGTCAGGTAGTTACCACTGGTGGCTCCAGGAGCAGTCGCTCCCGTAATGTAATTTCCAGTGGTCGCAGCACCCGTGCCGGCAGCGCCAGTAGCGCCACCCGCACCAGGGGCAACATAAGCCGGGGTGGCCGTAGTGATCGGTGCAAGGCCAGCCGCAGCCGTACCCGCTCCTGCGCCGTATGCGCCAGTAAAACCGCCCGCTAAAGAGCTTCCAGCTCCAGCGATGTTTCCAGATGCCAGTGCAGTACCAGCACCCGTGATGCCTCCCCAGGCTGATGCCACGCCGGCTTTAGCGCCGGCCATGAAGCCTCCGGCTCCAACCCCCATTCCTCCTAATCCGCCCAAAAGGGCAGCACCTCCGAAATAAATAAGGCCGGCCATAGCGGCAATCTTGAGAATCTTCCCGGATTTGATCGACTTCCAGACCTTCTTGACGCCTTTCACAACGCCCTTCACGACCTTCTTGATGACCTTACCGACCTTTTTTACAACCTTGCTCATGTCTGACCTCGCACATAGGTGCAATTCATAGAAATACGGGAGAAGCCGATCCGGCTGAGAAACTTCAACAGCCTGGGATCGGACTCAGGTTCTAATTCGATTACTGCGACTTTGATGACTGGGCGAGACTTCACCCATTTGCCGAACTGTCTCAGGAGCTTCACGCCCTCGCCTGGCACCCTGGTGTAGTACAGCATCACACTGCACTGCTGGCGCTCATACCAGAATGATCGCTCTGACATTGCCCCTACGGCGGCAACTACCTCACCGTCTATCTCTGACACCCAGACAAAATGGCGGTTGCCAGAGATCGCCTCCGTGGCTGTCTCTGCCATAGAGTCTCTGCAAATTCTGACTGGGAGGGGGTTTTGGGTTACTGACTCTACTGCTAAATCAACAATGGCTGGCACATCCGCCAGCGTTGCCTCTCTAATCATTCAGATTAGCCGCCTCCAGGGGTCGGGGGAGTAAATACCTCGAACTGATTGGTCGCCGCGTTCCATTGATAAACCGTGCCGTCAGCGCCTTGATAAAGCTGGGTGCCGAATCCCTGCACGTTAATCTGCGTCAGGCCCATTGTGGCAGCAACATCAGTCGGATCTCTCTGCTCAGTATCTGCGCCTTCCGGGGGAACGTAATCAGGATCCATCTTATTGGTAATGTTTGCCAGGAACTGCGGCATTGTTTCCGCCGCGGTCATTAGATTGGCCGCAGCCTGCGTCTTTTGCGCGGTTGTGAGATTTGGATCCGCGTACACATTCGCGATGCCCTCCATGGTCGCGAACATCACAGTCGAAGCCGCCTGAGCGTTGACTTGGTATTTGTTGAACTCGCGATCAAGCGCTGCTTGCGTGGCCAGCCAGTCGTTCTGATTGCTCTGAAGCCATGAGTCGAAGTTTCTCTGCTTCTCCGCCTCCAATGATGAGAAGGCGTGCTGAGCCGCAAGCTGACCGGCCTGGAACTGCTGATCGACGCTCTGATAATCGAACTGGAACTGGCGATCCAAATCAGCCTGGCTGGCTGCAAACGCCTGCTGGTTAGTTTGCAATGCCGTTTGCAGCTCTCTATCCAGATTGTTCTGCGAGCCCTGGAAATCAAACTCTCGAGCCTGCAAGAGCTGTCGGAGCTCCCGGTCTGCTTCGTTCTGCTCGGCAGTGAATAGCTGTGCGTCATCCTGCAACAATCTCTGAGCTTCCCGATCCAAGAAATTCTGGATGGCGACGTTCGCAGAGTTAGCGTTGAACTGACCAGCCTGATTGATAGAGTCAGCATTGAAGCGGTTGGTCGCGTTCGTCTCACCAACATTGAACATACTGACATTGGTGCCAAGCTGAGCGTCCTGCAACGCACCCTGGTTAAGCGCGTCAGTGCTCTGCGCCGCCGCACCCGCATAAGTGGCCGCATCTTGCTCAGCGATCCGAGTGGCCGCATCCAGGACTGCCGCTTCAGCAGCCTGGGCCGCGATAGACGAATTCAGCAAGCCACGTTGGTTTGCGAATTGGAGCCCGCTAGTACGAGCTCTCTGCAAGATAGGAGAGTCGCTACCAAGTATCCGATCCAACTGAAACTGGACTGTCTCCTCTGGAGAAACTGTCCGGGTAGTCACATCAGCCTCTAACGCATCCGCCGCGTCAGAAGCCGCCGCTGTAGTCGCGTCATAACGCGCAGCTTCATCCGCCGCCTGGGAAACAGATGTTTGCGCCCCTGTATCGACCGATGACTGAGCAGTGTTCTCCGGGCGCGTCACAGTATCTACCCGCATCCCGGCGATCTCAGCTTCAATCTCCTCGAGGGATCTGCCCTGCTTCGCCTGGCCTAAATAGCCTGCCAGCTCCTCTGGCGTTGCCTCACGATCCAGGTATTGACCAAACGCCCCACGAATCGTCCCGGACGCCAGCCCATTAAACTCAGCAGACTGCCGAATGTTTGCGTTGAGCTGATCCTGAGTCTGCCCACCAAGCAAGCCCTGACGCCAATAAGCTAGACCCTCTTCCCGGGGATCGCGCTGCAATATGTTCTGATATGCCTGCGTTACCCGGTCAGTCGCAACACCAAAGCCCTCTTGAGAGTTAGCAATGTTGTAACGCACATCTTCCATAGAAGCGCCATCACGCAGGCTTTGTGTCCAATAATCCAGGCCGGCCTGCTCTGGCGCTCGGCCCAGGTATTGCTGGTACAGATTCGTAATGTCGGCGGAGTAATCAACCGGCGAATCTGTAGCCATCGTGACAGGCTCGGGCGGCGGAGTTGGCGCTGCCTGTGGCTGTGACGCCTGCTTCAAAAGACCCTGCTGGCTCTTCTGCATTTCTTGCAGGCGCTTGCGCTCCTCCTCCGTCATAGAGGACATAGTAGTAGTAGGCATATTTTTTACTCGGGTTTGGTGGGCCAGGTAATCG